CCATGCCTAAGGATTCCATCGCTGCGAGTACAGGAATCAATGGCTTCTCTACATTAGCGTATAGTTCCCATAGTCCCTGCTCTTCTAGTAGGGGTTGGAAAATCGCCCACAACCGCAGAGTGTGGTCGGCGTCTGATGCCGCATATTCGGATATCTCGGACGGAGACAAATCGGACATGTCCCTTCCCTGCGTAACTTCTGCATAGGAGATGGGGTCGTTGTGCAGATGCTGTCTAGTAAGCACCTTGAGGCCTGTTTGACTTTCACCCAACAGGTAAGCAGCCAGCTTCGTGTCTTCATAGCCTAGTAATTCTACTCCTTGCTTCTTAAATATTTTGTACTCAAACTTAGCGTTGTGACATACCTTAGTCCATAAAGGAGAGCTGAGCACAGCCCCCATGCCGTGCCCAACCTGTGTGCTAGGTATGTACAAGCCTGTTCGAGGTGCCATCGAGACAGAGTAACCAACCATGTCGGCCTCGTCTGTCATGAATGTGTTAGCCCTAGTCGGGGACGTGGTTTCAGTGTCAAGGCCAAAGGTGCCCCAGGTACCAAGCAAGTATGAAACAATATCATACTCGTCACCGAGGCTATAGTCTGGCTGAGGTTCCTCTAAACCTAGTCGGGCTATCTGCTCATGCAATCGACCAGCGTCTTCTGCTAGTGATACACGAGCATCGGCATTACGGATGGCAAAAGCAGGGTGATACCAGGGCACAAGGATGCCTGACCATACATCGGGTATCTCTACGTGCCTGGCTATACCATGTTCGGCTGTAATCTTAAACTTACTGTCGAATACTTTAGCTGCTGTACCGCCCAATGTCACTACAACTTTGGGGTTGACTTCTTTAATCTCCTCGTATAGGTAAGGCAGGTAAGGCTTGACCTCACTCACCTTGGGTGTTCTATTCTCTGGAGGCCTGTGTTTGCATACGTTTGTAACGTATACATAAGAACGTCGCAGGTCAGTGAAGCGCTCCAGTAGTGTATTGAAGAGCTTGCCGGACGGCCCACTAAAGGGCCGCCCAGCTTGGTCTTCAGTAGCACCAGGAGCCTCACCTATAAACATCCAGTCGCATGGCATCGGCCCGTCACCAAGGACGGTCTTGCCTCCGAAAATGGTTGTTGGCAATGGCACCTGTGCTGTAATCTCCATTAGTCCTGGTCATTTCCTAAGACGGCAACATGCCCATTAGCAGCAGCGACTGCTGTTGAACGTGCTAAGTCATCGCCTGTTGAACGGACATGCCCATTCATGACAGTATCTATGGAGCGCGCTTCTTCCTTGTGGTCACTCTGAGTTACAAACCTCACGAAGTCCTCGTTGTCGGTAAGCACTTGGTAAAATCCCTGTGCTATACCAGCAACCTGACTCTCGTCAAGGTGTAGTCCCTCACAATACACGTTAGCTATAGCATGTACTGTCTCGTGAACTAGGATGTTGCCTTGTAACTGGAGGGGCACGTCGTCTCGCACGCCTATCTCTAGGCAGGCTGGAAGGTAATGCCCAAGCAGTCCATTGTTTATCAAGTCCATGTTGGGGGAGTTAACTTCCACAACTAGACCACCCACTATAATATCTTGTACTTCTTGTAATTGCATTTGTTCTCCTTAAAATAAAAAGAGGGCCCGAGTTAATACTCGTGACCCTCTTCAGCGTTAGATTCTCTGCTTAGACACCGAAGGAGGTGGCCTCGGTACTCTTCACTTTGAATCCACTCGGGGGAGAAGACATTGCGTAGAACTTGGAAATCTTTTGATAACCATTCTTGCCGTCGGCAACGGTACCGATGAAGCTTTCGCCTACTAGCTGTTGTGCAACCTCATCAAGCAAGACTGAATCCCAAGACGTGGGGTTGGTAACATGAGGGCTTTTACCATTCATGACCATCCGTACGTTTTTGATGAGAGTCTTTTGGTTGTCCTCTTCACTGATGCTGAACTCACGTCCATCACCTGTGGTACCAGCGTACGCACCGAGTGACCAAGTGTGGCGAGGGCCAAAGGCGCCAGCGTTAGAACCTGAGGCTACCTCAGTGCGAATGTTAAGGCGAGGGCGTCCGTCGTCCCATTGGTCGGCTTCGGCATCAACGACTTTAAGGTGATAAGTACCACTCGTAATACCACCGCGCAATTCTTCTTCCGTGTAATCATAGAAACCTTTAATGTCTGTACTCATATACTTACTTTACTCCTGTTAAATTCATAGCGTTTACCATGCGTTTGTGCATGTCTGGAAAGTGAGGGTTAATTAACTGCAAGTCCTCCCCAGCAGCGAGCCACTGGTGCTCCCACTGATTCTTAACATAAAACTCACCCGTGCGAACCATGTTCAGTATGTGCGCTGGCAACATCTTGCCTTCGAATTGTCCCTCAGTGACCCTCATCATCTGAGTTTCCATGTATAGCACATAGTTGAAATAATGGGGGAAGTGTAGGCGAAACGACCCACGTAATGACGGGTAGTAATCGAAGTCCACGAAGTCAGGGTCACCTGCTATCGCAGACCTATTACCGCGTCGCTCCTTCTTCCTCTCCATGACACGAGCTGTCACTAGAACGGTACACCCAAGGGTAATAGGGTCAAGGCGAATCATGATTGAGAACATCTGACTGAGTAAGGCGTTCCACTTCTTGAACTCATCGCTGCCAGCATTGGTGGCTTGGAACACTTCCTCAAAGAGGAGGTCAAACTCACTCATGCCATCGACGACTAGTACATCTAAGCAGTTTCCCTTGCTTGCCTCACTAAGAAGCATGTCAGTCACGGCCTCAAACCTATCCACCCACTCCATACTGTCGAGTCCTGGTGATGTGAACCGTAAGGATGTACCCCTCTCCGTTTGCCTGAAGCTCTCGGGTACAGCCAATGCAGGATTGTCCTCCCTGCCGAAGGTTATGAGCTTGGCGTTGTCCGTTACAGGCGTCCCTGTTCGCCAGTCATAGAATGCGGATACGGCTAGTGCTGTTTTACCTGAACCTGGGCCGCCGTATAGTAGCCCAGAGGTAGCTGGTTGGTAGAGCATGGCTCACCTCTTAATTTATTAAGCCTATTATACCACAAATTTCGGTGGTTGTCAATAGTCTGCTTCGAGCGCACGTAGCTTTTGTGTTAGCTCTTTGTTCTCTTCCTTTAACGACCCGTTAATGTTGCGTTGTTCTACTGATGCTGCACGTAGCAAACCGTTCTCATTATATAAGCGTCCAACCTCATCCTCTAAGTCATGGATAATCACATACAATTCGTTAATGAAACTATCCTTCTTAGGTACCTTCATCTTTGTCATAACTTCTCCTTTATATTACAAGTATCCATACACCAATGGCGATGGCAATGTCGGCTGCTGCTGCTAGGAACATACCTATAAGCATGGCTCTGTTGTATCTAGTCATGTGGCCTACGCTCCGTATACAACTCTTCGATGATGCCTTGAGGGTCAGCCCCTGTGATTATGTTCTTACATATAGGGCTGTACTCACAGAAACTGCACGCTCGTGAGTACCGAGGCGCTATCTTGGTGCGATTAAACACCCGACCCATGCTCTCTATCTCCTTACATGTAGCTTCGAACATAGCCTTAGTAAAGGGCCACGCTGGTGAGTGAGGGGCTGGCCCGTCACCCTGGGTTGGTACGCATATGTACCTGTAGTTAATAGCATAGGGTGGGTACTCCTTTTGTAGTATAGCCGCATAATATTTTAACTGCGGTGACCACAAGAGGAAGTCAAGAGGCTCAGTCTTTGTGGTCTTTATATCTACAATGTCCAGCCTCTTCTGCCCTGCGTATTGATAGGGCCTATACATGTCCGGCCTGCCGTGCAACTCCACGTCTCCGAAGTAACCCGACAAGGGTATCTCAACATGCCAGTCTTTCTTCCATATCTCCTCTGGTATCTTGTTTAAGGCACGCATCACACCAGGTAGGTACTTAGCTACTTGTTTCTCAGGCTCATAGTTGTGCTCGAACTCATGCTCTAAGCAATCACGTGCCCTTATCTTCATGTCTTCTTGAGTAGGTATCTCGTTTGGAAAGTCCCGACAGATAGTCTCAACCACAAAGTGTACCGCCTGGCCTGAGGCCATAGGTGCTGGTCGGCTCTGGTCGATGGGCTCGATACGCTGGTCGTATCGGTAGTGCCACTTGCGTTGGCAGTCGTTCCAAGTAGCCAGTTCCGATGGACTCACGCTGACTATCTCTTTCTTGGGGTTGACTCCCTTGTCATCTTCGTATGTCATTTCAGTGCGTTCTCCTTTCTCTCTACAACTGTCTTGGGGATACCTAACTCACGCCACTCACTTGGGTCAGCCAACAGAGCACCGCGAGTACTACCGAAATGATTATGTAGCTTAGTCGCAATGCGTTCACCTATACCTTTAATGTTTGTAAGAAACCACCCCTTGTGCTTACTCTTAGCTGGCTTGACGTCGGACTGCTTGATGGCAGCGAGCGCAGCTCGGCTACCTGATAGTGCTGGTCGGTAGTAGGCTAACCATTTTGGTACGAGTGAGTCTTCCTTCGGCCCAGGTAATATGTATACACCTAAGGCCTGCAACCTTACCAACTCTAACCATACCTCAAACATATCCTCAT